AGCTAATTTCTTCCAGAATAGATCTGCTTCTGCGATTAATAGACAATTTACCTCTCCAATTACTTTCGTATATTTATCTATCTTTTCTTAATCATTGCTCTCAATGAGGCTGCACCTTCTAATGGATTTACTTTTGTGTCCATTCCCGCTGTAGAAGTAATTTCACCTGTCTTAGCATCGAGTTTTTCACCGGATCTAACTACGCTCTTTTTCTTTAATTGCTCATATATATTTTTCGAAGATGCCGTAATTGCATTGTCGGCATCTTCTTCTAAATCTGCAATTCTTAAACTCTTATTGTTGAATGATAAGTCAACCTTAGATCCTACACCAGAACTGGAACGTGTCTTCATAAACTGAATCTGATATCTTCCACTTTCTTTCATTGCAGCACTTGTGAAAATACCAATTACGTTATCTGCTGTATTAACTTTGGAAATACCACCTGCAATGTGACTTGGGTCAAATTCAATCTCTTCATATGATCCACGATTCAACTGTGAAGCTGATACTGTTACCATATCTAATTCAACTGCTAAGTTACGCAATTCTTCAGTAACGTATTTGTCTTTAACGAATAAGTTTTCTGCAGAGATCTTCTTGCTAAGTGGTGACATAAGATCAAGGTAATCAACAAGAATTGCATCAACTTTCTTACCAGAATGTATTTCATATTCCTTAATGAATGCTCTAATATCGTTAGTAGTGCAACCATTTGGCATTTGCTTAATTCGCAAAGAACCCTGACTCTTTTGTTGTGATGCACGAATTTTCATATGCACATCATCAATATTACGCATAACCTCACGGGTCTCATAATTTGTGTGCATCGCATCAATACGCATAGCACACAACTTCTCACTCAATTCAAGTGATAGATAAACCACATTTAATCCAGCCTGTGCCCAATTTACTGCAAGATTTTGTAAGAAAAGTGATTTACCTGCACCAGATTGCCCTGCAAAAATAGTAAGTTCGCCTCTATTCAATCCACCAAACAGTTTGTCATCAACTGTTTTCCAACCCGTGGATACTTGTCCTTTATTTTCTCTTAATGCTTCAAGTCTTGCCTTAGGGTCAGCATAATAATCTAATCCTAGATCTTTAACTAATGCAATTTCTACCGCTGCCTTAATATCAGCTAATACTTCGGCATATCTACCCTCATCTAATCTTTCAGGTGATGCTAAAATTGCATCTCGTAATGCTTTGTGTTGACAAAACTTTTCAAATTCACGTAAGAACCACCCTTCGTGTACAGATGCATCAACTTCCATAATCATTACATCTTTATTGGTGATTGCTTTAATCTGCTCTAATGAAGGTATTTTAGAAAAATCTGTACTATAGCTTTCAATGAGAGCCACTGTATCCCGATTTTGCCTATCATCAAAGTAACTAGATTTTATAATACCTTTACAGCGAACAAATAGATCCTTATTACTCATCATGAAACTGATGAAAATATCCTCTATATCCTTGCTGTAGTCATTAATTTCGCTTGCGTTTTCGTTCATTCTGTTCTATATCCCATTTTAATTGTATTTTTTCTTTACCGGACACTGCTGATGAAATAATCGAGTGGGTTGTTAATAACCTACCGTACTTCTCTGCTGCCTTTGCGGCATCCTTAATATCCATAGTCCACTTAGGGAAAGATACAGACCATTCGTTTTCTATAGCGATGTCAACTAGATCGCGCCCTTTCAAGTCTCTGTCAGGGCATACAATAACTTCTTTCTGTAATCTATTAATAATGTCTACTTTTGCTTGGCCCACTTCGCCCAATATACTCACACCATCTACTGTCCAAGCATCCAACACACCTTCTGTAACTATTGCATATTTACGCTGCCAGGCTTGCTGATGGTCTAGGTTATAGACAAAGTCCTGAGGGCATTGCTGAAAATATTTTGGGATAGATTTGTCGGGTACATCATAGCATAGTCGTGCTGTAAATCCTACAATTTTCGCCTTATAGTAGTAAGGTATGATCAGTCGTTGATTCAGATTATGCAGAGTCATGGGTGACCAGTAAAAATTGTCTAAATCGTACAATTTCCGATCTAATGCGTAATTCACTACACGAAGGAATTCGGGATCATCTAATCCATTTTCCAACCATTGTGTAACACTATAGGAATCATCTGGTAACTCCATAGGTTTCCATTTCTGGAACAAGGCTTTAAATCTACTTTCTTTATCTTCTATTGTAGAATTATCACCCTCTCTTATAGAAGTGATTTGATTTTTCTGCTTAAATATTTCAAATTCTATTTGTTCTATAAACTTTGGATCAATATGTAGAAAACCTAAGAAGAATTTGAAAGACTTTGATAGTGGATGACCTTCTGTATATCCAGAAGAAAATCCACAATTAAAACAATTCATTGCTATAGATTGTGGATTAAATTGTATACCGAAACGATTACGAGTATCCTTACCGTGACCTTGCGTGTGGCAAAGTGGACAGTGACGTTTATGCCAGCCTTTGGGCGCCTGCTTGAGTGGGCCTATGTTGGCGAGAATTGCGTCTTTTAAGACATCTATGATCATTGAACAAGTGTAACAGAATCTGTTACGAAAATCAATTATGTTCGAACAATAAGTTTTGACATAAGTCCTGGGTCAAGGACTGCGGTACTAGGAAAATATCTAAACTTTAACCACATAAAGTTTGCGCTGAATGTCCAGGCTTGTGTACCTGTGTATCCTTTATACTCAATATCTTGCGACATTGATGATGGATAAATTTTAAACCATCTTAAATCATTCAAATACGCATCAGGCGTTTCTTCCAATGTTCCCCAGGTTTCTAAAATACCTGTGAAGTTCTGTGTGTATGTTGAGAATGATTGAACTGATTCTTTATGGTTAAGAATTCTTCCGCCGGGTATTCTCTGTGTATAAAAACAAGGACGAGGTGCACCTGTTGTAGGTGAAAGAATATCGGGTGTCCAATCTTTCGGCAGTAATGTAATACTAGGCAATGGTGCCTTGAATGCTTGTTCTGTAATCTCTATCTCCATAGAGATATTGTCATTCATATCACTATACATTGGTTTCTCAACATAATAGCCTGGTACATTAGATACAAATTCTTCCGTTCTAATAAGAACCATCTGATATAGTCCAGGTGCGGTATCAACAATATCACCACTGTCTAACATAAGAGTAATTAATCCCTTTGCTGGACCAATATTACATAGCTTTTCTAATACTACTGTATTATTCATTACATTAATAATTCTAGCATATACCTGTTGATTACACGAAATATCTACCGGAACTCTATCAGGGCCTAGTGCTCTAAAAATAATTTTGTTATCAACACCTTTGTGGGCGAGAATTGGATTTTTGTTCATTGGGCCGTTGTCCTTAAGTGGGCAGAAAATATCGTCAACAACCAACAATTGTCTAACGTGGTCATATAGATATGTTTTGTGAAAAGTAATGTCCATTTTATCCTGCCTTTTGTATATTTATCAAGAAGAACACCAAAAAAAGTTTCACCCACTTCTAAAGTGTATAAATAACTCGTATGATAAATCTTGACGAAATCAAAGAAAAATTCCCCTTTCTCAGTGGATTAAGATGCCAGACGCATGAATATATCGGCATTATCCAAAATTCTGATGACAAAATTATAAGCTTCTACGATTATGAATCTATACGCACACCCGAAGAAAAAATAATCTTTCTTCAATTAGGTGAAACCTGGTGGTGGGAAAGTAATAGATTATTGCCTATCAATATCTTTTTACAAGGTCAAATGCTACCATTTAGGTATTGCATGAAGACTGTTGTGAACAAAGACATTGAAGTTATGTTTGGGTCTTTAACAAGCCTAAACAATATAATGAAGAAGCGTATTAAGAAACGCCAGATACAACTGATTAGAAGAACGGATTAATCCTTAGACATCTTCTCTATTAGTAAATTTAGATTCACAATAATAGCTAAACTATACGCTATACCGTGTCCTCTCTTAAACTGATAGTTTTCGTCACCGGCGTGCTTTACCCAAACATCTTTTCTAATTTCGTCCCAACTGCATTGTTGTAAATGTGCCTTAGATGGTCGAATGATTGCAAGTATCATTGCTAGATCTTCAACGGACTGAGGTCTATACTTTTTCAATAGATGACTATATCCCTTAAGGTGAAATAATTGATCTGTTATTTCCTCAAAGTCAAAGAAGTCCCAGGGTGGTTCTTTATTCAGTAATTCTAGTAAATGTTCTTCGTTGCGAACATTTTCATACATATTCACATTAAGAAAGTCTATCTTAAAGTATCCATAATCATTTGCTATACGATGATCCAACGTGGACATATTCGTTGTAGGATCACGCGGAATATTCTGGAAGTAAACACCCGTAGGATGTTTCTCAACCTTATTGTCAGCACGATCAATACGCCCGAAGATACACTCGATACCTTTAAGAATATTGTCTCTTCCGAAAACGTCTACGTCAACGTCTGTGGTTACTTTTTTCATAATCCGGATTGCTCTAATAGATTTCGGATATATTCTACATCCTCATCGGACTTCTTAAATTTTTTCATCCAGATGCCAGGCTCAATTATAAACCCGATCATCTTACCGTGTTCTTCATTAAAACGTGTCATTAGTTGCTCGCCTGATGAGGCAAGATATAATACCCACGGGCTTATCTTACCTGTCTTGATAAGATATGCACCTTCGTTTGTAGATATGCTAAAGAAGAAATCTTTAAATGGGACGTTATTCTTAGTACACCATTCCATTATCTGTGTAATAGTTCTTTCTGTTGCACTTTCGGCCGGTTCTGTCTTTATGAGATTTTCTATGTAAACCTCATAAGTGGAATCTTTAGTCCAGTTCTTAAGGTCTATGCCATTCTTTATAACAAATTCTATGAACTTTTCTGGATAGACCGGTTTCAGTGTAGCAACATGATTTCCGAATTTAGCGAAATCAATGTAATACGAACTATCGATAAATTCCTGTGCTGTCTTAGGCTTCTTAGAATTCATTGATATCTCATAGAATTTCTGAAATGTCCTAAGACCGAATCTAGATCCGGGCGTATCTATATCGGCGTGTCTGCGCTTCTTGACACAAATGTGAGTCGTGAGTGTACTTTCCTTATGAAACTTCTTTCCACAGAATTTACATTCATAGTCCTGTTTCATTATTTTCTTAGCTAACAAGGTTATTTTCCTTTAGCTTCACCCTTAAATAATTCTTTGATAGATTTATCATCATAACCATTTTCTTTAAAGAAGTCTTCTAATTCTTGGCGTGTGTTTATCTTAAGCAATAATTCTAGATCATCATCTTTCATTAAAGGATATAAAGATAGTATTGCTTCCTCTAACGGACTCTTCACTGCACCTTTAGGAGCGCCTGGCCATATATGCTTTTCTCTTTTACCTGATCCAGAAATAGCTAATAACATCCATTGTAATTCTTTATGCTTGTTAGATTCTAAAGCATTTTCGGATTTCTTAGATCCAAATATATTGGAATCTTTATTCACTACTGCATTTACAGTGTATAGTTGATCTGCGGAACCACTTGCTGTAGAGCTCATCCATCTTGTTAATGGCCAGATAGCAATATCTTTCTTCTGTTCATCAGAAAGTTTGCTATAGTATTTTACATCGCGCCGATCTAGTGCTGGTAAGACATCACCGAATAAATCATTCTTATATGCCTTAGTTTTGACTGCTGGTTCGATAGGTGTGGCATCTGGATTCAGTGTAAAGAATCCATTTAACCAATCATCCATTTCATTACTCAAAGAGTGCTCCAATATCTATAACATCTGGCAACTTACTTATTTCTTTAACAAATAGAACACAATTAGGAAATGGTGTGTCTTCTACAGGTACAACTAAAATATTACCGTTCTTCAATTTAGGGAAATACCATTTCACTTCAGCATAAACATTTGTAATTGTTACTTCCTGTGGTCTTGGCACCATATGCCTTAGTGGATTATATACCATGGTATGAAATCCCCTATCATTAAGACTTGTTAAAGGCATTAATTCTAGATCGCTGTAATCAGCATCACAAACAAGTATCGACCAATCTAAAGGCATTTGTACTGTGAATTTTCCAATCTGCAATACAACTGCGGGTGCATAGAAACTTTCTAAGAAGATAAGTGGTATAAAGAAATAATCTGGATTTTTTGGATCTGAATAATCTAATACGCAATACCTAATGTCTTCTATCTCGTTTGGAATCTTGTCGAGATTGTATGCCCGATTATCATTTGTTAATATATTCATCTTGCCAATCCTATTAGTTTCCTGTGTTCTTCCCACTTCTTGTCGA